GTCAAAACGGGGATGTGTACCAAGACGATGGCTCGTGTGGTCCTGCACCAAGCACCGCAGAACCTTGTCAAGATCCAGACAGACAAACCAAGGACGATGGATCTTGTGCTGAACTCTGTAAAGACGGGACTATACCAGACCAACACGAGGAAGGACTCTGTGGAAATCCTCTAACCGCAGAACCTCCTGAAAAATGCGACAACGGCGCTACTGTTGAAAGCGGTTGTAGTGAGTGTGCAGACGGTACTGTACCAGAAGACTACGAGGACGGAAAGTGTCCAAGCGGAACAGGAGTAAGCACAGGCACAGGTGGAGACGCTGATTGTACTCTGGTAGAATGTGAATCTCCTCGTCCTGAAGGAGAAGCAGGAGTTCTCTGGGACAAGTGCTGTACTGATAGTGGTACTACTACTGGTACTGGTCCTACTGAACTAGACTGTTCTCTAGTAGAGTGTAAATCTCCTAGGCCTGAAGGCGAGGCAGGAGCCTTATGGGACGAGTGCTGCAAAGATGTTACTACTACCCCCTCAGGTGGTGGTGGTGGTGGTGGTGGTGGTGGCTTTGGCGGCGGAGGCGGTGGCTTTGGCGGCGGCAGAGGAATGTTCCAGCCGTACAGCTTTGCTATTTCTGCAGACCCACAGCTACTCTCAAGATCAGAGTTTCCAATTACTGACTTCTTAGCTGGAATCTTTACTAATTCTAGAGGCGGTAGAAACGTATGACATATTTAAATCTAGTAAACAACGTACTGAGACGCCTCAGAGAAGACGAGGTAACTAGCGTATCATCTAACACGTACAGCAAGATGGCTGGTGACTTTGTTAATGATGCTAAAAAAATCGTAGAAGACGCTTGGGATTGGTCAGCGCTTAGGACTACTCTGACTGTAACCACGAGTGCTGATATTTTTAACTATGTACTCACGGGGTCGCAGAACAAGATTAAAGTACTACACGCTATTAACGATACATCTAATCTTACAATGCAATATCAACCGCAGGTATGGTTTGATGATAAATACTTAATTAATACCCCTGCTTCTGGTGCGCCTGAGTACTACACCTTTAATGGTGTTGATTCTAGTGGTGACACCCAGATTGATATTTACCCAAAGCCGGATGCTGCTTATACTCTACGGTTCAACTGCATCTTGCGTAACGCTGATTTAAGTGCTGACACGGACACACTGGCTATACCTAGTCAGCCTGTGATTCACATGGCAGTAGCTCTTCTGGCGCGTGAGCGTGGCGAAACAGGCGGTACATCAACAGCAGAATACTTTACTATTGCTGATAAATACTTGTCTGATGCGATTGCTCTGGACGCGCAGAAGCACCCTGAAGAAGTTATTTGGTACACTCCCTAAGGAGACTAGTGCATGGCACAGCCACTACAAAGCATTAATCTAGTTGCTCCGGGCTTCAAGGGAGTCAACACAGAAGACTCTCCGATTGGACAGGACTTCTCTTTTGCAGACGTTGCTGACAACGCTGTGATTGACAAGCGTGGGCGTATTGCTGCACGTAAGGGTGTAGACCTGTTGACTGCTGTATCAACGCCTCTAGGATCTGATTACGCTGTCAAGGTTCATCACTTTTACGATGACGCTGGTAACGAAGAAATCTTTGTTGCAGGTAACAACAAAATATTTAAGACTACGCAGACTACTAATCCTGATGACACCCTGACGGATATTACTCCGGGTTCATACACGATTACTGCAGACAACTGGAAGATTGTAAACTTTAACGATAAGGCTTACTTCTTCCAACGTGGTCACGAGCCTCTTGTGTACGATAACACAAATGGACTCAGGACTTTCGGCACTGCTACGGGTACTACGACTAACACTAACTTCTTCTGTCACGAGGCTCTTGCAGCTTACGGCAGACTGTGGATCGTAGACAACTCAGCAGACACCCAGACTATCTACTGGTCAGACCTCTTAATTGGTACTGACTTTACTGGTGGTTCTAGTGGTTCTATAGATGTATCTAAGGCTTGGCCTGATGGGTACGACGAAGTAAGGGCATTAGTTGCCCACAATAACAGCCTGATTATTTTAGGCAAACACAGCATCCTCGTGTACGGTAACGCCTTTAGTCCTGCTTTGATGGCGCTGACGGATACCGTAGCTGGCGTTGGGTGCATCTGTAGAAACTCTGTGCAGAGCACTGGTACTGATGTTCTGTTTATGTCTAACTCAGGACTCAGAAGTTTTGGCAGGACGATACAAGAGAAGTCACTGCCCCTGTCTGACCTGAGTTTAAACGTGAAGACTGAACTGATTTCTCTGATTGAAGCACGGACTGCTCCTACGGCATCTGTGTACAGTCCTGAGAACTCTTTCTATTTAATTACGTTCCCAGATCAACAAACAACGTACTGCTTTGATCTCAAGGGTAAACTAGAAAACGGCGCGTACAGAGTCACACGTTGGACCTCTGCTCCGTTTAAGTCTTACGAAAGAAAACAAACAGACGGTACGTTACTGGTAGGGACTAACGATGGCGTAGGTGAGTACGCTGGGTACACTGATGAGTACAACAACGCAGGGACCATTACTCCCTCTAGTTATCGCTTTAGGTACTACAGCCCCGGATTAACCTTTGGTGATCCGTCAAAGATTAAGTTCCTGAAGAAGCTACGTCCTACACTGGTAGGCGCTAACAGTGCTACAGTGTTTGTTAAGTGGGCGTACGACTTTGGTACAACGTACAGCACACAGGAGTTTACGGTAGGTAATCAGACCCCGTACTACTTTAACGAACCAGCTTCAGAGTACACTGTTGCTGAGTTCACTGGAGGAGCCACAACAACCAGACCTCCTGTAAATACCACAGGTGGTGGTTCGGTAATTACTATTGGTCTTGAGTCAGAAATAAACGGTTTTGCTTTATCTCTCCAAGAAATCAACGTATTAGCACTTATGGGTAAAACAATATGAGCAACTATACAAAGACAACTAACTTTGCTGCTAAAGATAGTTTGCCTTCTGGAGATGCTGGCAAAATTATTCAAGGCACTGAATTTAACACAGAGTTTGACGATATTGCAACTGCGATTGCAACTAAGGCAGACACTGCTTCACCCACGTTTACAGGGACAGTAACGGTTCCTGCTTTAACTGTAACAGGAAATGTCACTATGATTCTTGACAATAGCGACACTGTTACTATTAATGGAGGTACTTACTAATGAGTTGGTTAAGTGATCTTTTAGGTGATATTGCAGGGGGTTTAATTCCGGATACTCTAGAAGACTTTTATACTACTGCTCTTCCTCAGATAACTGCACCTGACATTACGTTTCAGCCGTTTACTGTTACAGGCCCAACAGGAGTAACTACTGCTGGTCCCTCAGGGACTACTTATACGCTATCTCCAAAACAACTAGCGATGCAACAACAGTTGTTCGGCGGTGCAGGTCAGTTCTTTACTCAAGCGGCACAGCCCACGGCACAGCGTGAGACTGACATTTATAACAGGATCAGGGCTGCTCAGATGCCTGAGGAACAACGGCAGCGTACTGATTTGGAAGAGCGCCTGTTTGCTCAAGGACGAGGTGGAGTAACCACTAGTCAGTACGGCGGTACACCAGAGCAGTTAGCTATGGCTAAGGCTCAAGCAGAAGCACAGAACACAGCGATGCTCTCAGCGATGCAACAGGCACAAGCAGAGCAAGCACAACAGGCGTCCTTGGGTGGTCAGTTCTTGCAACAGAGTTACGCACCTCAAGCGGCACTGTTGTCTGCCATGAGTCCTGCCCTCAACGTAGCAAGTATGGCTGACGTAGCCCGTAGACAACAGGGTGAGTACGCCCTTGAAGCGGCTCTGGCTAACCTTCAGGGTCAGCTTGGTAGAGAGCAAGCCTACGCAAACCTGTACGGAGGAATCTACGGGAACCTCTTGGGAGGCTTGGGAAGTATTATTTCACCAATCGCTCAGACAGCCTCTGGTGGGTTGTATGATTGGCTTGGTGGGCTGTTTGATTAATAGGAGCAAACTATAATGGCTGATATGTCTGCAATCGCCAGCATGATGGCACGGTCTGGTGCAAACTTAGGACAACAAATAGGCGCTCCTTTGCAAGCCTTTGGTCAAGGAGTAGGCCAACAGCTTGGGGGTATGCTTACACGCCGTAGGCAATCACAGGAACTAGTAGAAGCCCGTAGAATTATTAGTCAATACAGTACCGCAGGAAACATTAATCCTGGTATGTTGACTAAGAAAGCACAGGAAGCTGAAGCAGAAGGCAAAGACTATCTTGCTGATGTGTTCCGTAAGGGTGCTGAACAAGCCAACACAAACATGGCTGCTGGTCAAAACCTGACTGCTTACAATCAACTAGCCGCACAAGCAGGTCTTTCTCCTGAGGAAGCATCTATTGGTGTACGTGGGTTGATCTCTGGTCAGTACAAAGATCCATCAGCCGCTCTTAAGGGTACGCTGGATACTCAGCAGATGGTTAAATCTAAGGCCAACAAAGAGTACGCTGTTGAGCAGCTTAAGGCAGAAGGCTTAGAGGAAATTGCTGAAGATATAGAGCGTGGTTTGTACACAGACGCGCAAGTTGGTTCCGTGCTGGCTAACGCTAGACAAGCAAAAGCAGCAGCGGAGCAGGGCCAAGCAGCTTTGGAAGCGTTTGTTACTACGGCTGATTTGTCCGACACTACGTTTGGTCAAGCGGTTGCAGAAGGTAAACTAAAAGACGTTCCTGCTGGTTTGATTTCTAAGATGGCTACGGAAGCTATTAACGAGAGACAGACAACAGAGCTTGTTAAGAACCTCAAGTCAATGAACAGGGAAGAGGCCACAGAAGCTGCTGAGTTGCTAGAGCTAGGAGTCATTACTGACGAAGGCGCTAAAAAGATGATTCTTGAAGGTAAAAAGGGACCAAAGATTTCTACGGCTAACATGAAGCAATACGTGCTTGATGACGGCACTGTGGTCTGGGGTGGTGACATTACTGTAGACGGGGATGGGCGTAAGGCTTATCGTGATCCGCAAAACCCCAACAGTATCGTTGATCTTCCTGCAGAAGCTGTAGAATTAAAAGGCGAGGCAAGAATACGTGGAGAAGACTTGCGTCTTGCTGGTATTCAGCTTGCGGAAGATCCGAAGTTTTCTGACTTAGACGCTACAGATCAAGAGAAAGCTAAGGTCGCTTTTGCCTCTAAGTACAACGAGTTGATTACCAAAAAGAAAACAAACGAAGAAGCGTTAGCTGGTGCTAAAGCACACGCACTAAGTTTGATTGAACAAAAAACTGAAGAGGGGATTAAAATTTTAGGCGTTG